CTAGCATTTCGCAGCTTAGTCGCGGGAAGGAGAGCGAGCGTCTCCGTTTATATCAACCACGTCCTCCCATTCGCGATTGATAAGTAGCGGAGTGCGCTCACTAACCTTGCCTCTACGCCCGTCACGGGCTCTATTCAACTTTGACTCAAGGATCTCCAACTTTTGCCATTCAAAAGCGTAAGCACGGGCGTACCTAAAATGATCGAGTTCAACGCCTTCGTACTCCAAATCCGACCCTAAAGATTTGGTAGAAGTGTACTGTAAGAAGCGCCATCCAGTAACACTTTTCAGTTTTCTAAACCAAGAACTTTGGCTAAGATAATCTATCATGTGATCATGATCATCACGACGAATTTCTTCACCATAGCCCAGGAATTCCCTAGGCCCGTTACGAGCAGCCAAACAATTCTCAGGAGAACCTTCTCTAACACCTTCGAAGGCCGTACGTCGCCACTTATTAAATTTGCACAGGCAACGTAAGACGAAATTTCCAACTTTCCCAGCCTTACTAGAATATTTCTCAGAGATAGCACTATTCGCCAGATGGACCTGAAGTGCTCCACAAATAATATCGCCTCTCTGATTAGCTTTGACAATTGCCTCATGATACAGGTGATGAAACTTAGGCACATAAGTGCGATCAGAGGGAAGTTTAACGTCTCTAATGTGTTCATCAAACCTCCACCAATTATCTCGGTACCACTGTTGGACAGTCTTCTGTCTGACGCCACGTCTCCTTTCAACAGTGTATTCACGATTCACCTCATCTATAAACTCGTCCAAATACGGATTACCAGGGTAAGACAACTGAAAGCTCAGCAACCGCATGTATAACAGCTCATAAGCCTTACGTCGACTAATTGGGTTGTCTGAGAAATATGTACATACTTTCCTGAGAAGCTCCTCACGCTCGATGACTCTAAAGCCATCATCGTCATAGTGATGACCGCAGAAACTCAGCTCATTCCACTTTTTAGCTACCAAGAACTTGAGCGGGAACAGGGATCGATCCTCCATTCCGGCAATCAAATCTATACGAATGACCAAATAACCATCATCCCCTTCAATTAGGAAATAAGTATTCCCATCAATGCCGCAGACAGCTACGAGATTGATGTAATTCCATAGCGCATTGCCGCAAGCAGTAGGATTGAGACCAGACAACCGCATGGCCAGGCGCAACACCCGAAAATGTTTGTTATACAGAAATCCAGGTTTGCAATTGATAGTCTCAACCGTACTAATGATCCGAGAAGCCAAAGAACTCGATTCATAAAAACTCTTATAAATACCGTACTCCAGCTGAAGAGTTTCTTTAACTTGGGATCCTTCGAAAGCTGAAATATCTGTTTCTGCGCAAGCATATCCTTTGGGGACCTTAATCGATAACATTTTGGATTTGATTTCCTCTGCAGTCAAACCTTTGATAAGATGTTTGGCAATAGGACTGCGGTCATCAAAATAAATAAGATGTTCCACAGGCCTAAAAACCGTTCCAAACACCACTTTCACGAAGTTGTGAGGACTAACAATAAACCGTACTGTAGTTCCATCTTTATCATACTCCTCGTTTTTGATAAACACTTGAGTCATGTGTTCGGCGCAGTAAGCCAGCATCTTCAATAATCTGCTACCGCTACCATCTTCCTCTAATAAAAACTTCGCATAGTCAGCACAAGCGTAAAAAGAGACTCCTTGACCTTCCGTCAGCATCTTACGATCAACCATCTCCTGAGCAAAATCAACAAAATCCTGAGGCTTAACCTCGGTGAGTGAAGCTGGAGCAAATTTAAAACTATCAACTGTCTCCATTATTTTGTCATGATACTTCTCAAAAGATTCGTAGTTAAAATGATTAGCTAACCTCTTGATTCGAGCTCTGGCCAACTCATCTCTGTTAATTGGGAAAATGTAGTGGGGAACATACATATTCAACAAGGAGTAAGCTCTCACTGTTTTCTCATAACCACGTCTTATGAATACTCTACCCATTGGAACTTCGCCAGTAGATGTGAACGTGGAACTAACAGTAACAATAGGTTCAGGACTGTACACCTTACCGGCCGTACGGTCACCGAGAACCACATCTAAGACCTTAATACAGTACTCTCTGCTAATGTTCAGCTTATCAATGTATGGCATCTTATAACCAGCCTCGAAACCACAACTTACCAAACTTCTTTTCTGCTCTAAGTCTAAACGACCGGCCCATTTCCTGCCTGCAATATCGACTAACCACGCAGCATTCACAATCATAGGCCTCTCCGGAAAGTTAGGGACTAAGTCGTGCCAAGGAACAAAAACCCCATTCCTATCCAAGTGATAAGGCTCCAACCTATAACACGCCGTCTGATTCTTGACAGAATGATCAGAAACAGGATTCTCTTGACAATCATCCAGAGAAGCGATGACCATATTTCCTTTGTCATCAGTAAACTTCATTCGATACGGTAATTTCGATTCTGAATTATAAACCTTTAAGAATTCATCAAAAGTGTCAACTTCCCCTTCTTCTTTCTTCGGTTCGTCAGGGTCGTCAAACACATCGTTCGCAGTCTTTTCTTTTCTACTGCCATCATTTGGAGGCGGCAAAGGATCTTGCACTTTCAATCTCTCAATGGCGTTATTGATCAATGTGTTTAACCGCCATTTGTCAAACTTGTGCCCACTGTTACCACCTTTCATAGTGTATTTCTTGGTCTTAACTTTAATAGTTTGTGAATTTTGAGACGAACTCGGGTCCGCGCTTGAGCCCTGATCCGTCTTTGGTTTGATGGACAAAAAGAGAGCCTTGAAACCGTCCGAAGATTGTAAACCAGGTAACAAATCCTCAGCCAGAATCAAAAACTGTTCGTAGTCCACCATCGAGTCAAACCGATTAGATCGATCTTTATCCAACAATTTCAACAAAGTAATCAAATCTTGTGAGTTCCGTTTAATTTTCATAAATCGTTGAATTGTTTCAATCTGCTTAACAACCTTCGGGGAGGAAGAGATCTTTCTAACCAGTAGACAGAAGCGATCTATCATTTCTTTCTGAGCCTGAGACCAATGAGATGGGAGTTGTAATTGTAGATCTTTATTAACTCCGAGATGGTCCTCGCTTTCTTTAGGCTTTTTCTCATCAGCCATGGATTTATTCTTCTTAGGCTGAACACAGGTCCATAAGGGGTCTGATAAAGTTTCCCCTGGCCGGTCTGATTCAAAGGATAATGACCGCCGAACCCGAGACCGAAGCTCTAAACCAAGATATTTAATAACAGCTTCGGGGATTATAATATCGGAAGGTATTTCAATACCATCATCTTTAACGCAATCTTGAACTTGCTTGAGTATGGCTACATATTCGTTCCGTTTGTCGTCTGAATTATGTTCGCCAAAAATGGACTCATCGAGAGCCGGGGCCTTGTTGCCCAAATCATTCTTACCCATGTTGCACTTGTTACTACCATGGGGGGCCGCACTCATTGGATTGGTGGGAGACCGCCTATTTTTCTCCTCGGTTCTGCCGGTAGTTCCATGAGCTTCCTTTGTCATGGCCGCTTGGGAAGAACAGCTATTCTTCGCGTACACCGTGCTAATCCCGGAAAAATTAGTAGTTGTCGCCATAGTATCCGAAAATGAAAACATATGACTAGCTCATAACGCAGAGCTCAGAGCGAGGCTTTAGACTTAGCCTAGTCACGTTCCTATAAACAGTAGCAGTGCATCTGTTTGTCTTGAGGAGCGAGCAAGTTCTCGTTTGGCAGGAGGCACGTGTGAGAGCCCCACATAAGATTTATGCCCTCTCATGTTCGGGGTTTCGTATGACCTAAGTCGGGTACGTTGAGGAACCCATGATTCATTATGTGCGAATCACAGCAGTTTCGTTTAAAGGCACGTTGAGGAGCCTGAGATCTTAGGATAACATCATCGTTGCACAATAATCCACTGGATCAGTGACATCTACGAATGAATCGTAATTTGCACTCTCTCTGTCGATCACAGTACGATAAACTCGGTTAGGAACAGTGTCCGATCCTTGTTTAATGATTATATTCGAATTCTTATAAGGACGAACAAATTGAGGAAAAGCTAACGTATAAGGTGTCTCAGTATAACCAGCTAAAGTGATATGGAAAGAATACCAAGATATGTCATTAGCAGTATTCCCGACGTAATAACACTTCTTAACTATAGAATAGTTAATTTCGGCGAGTGTAGTTTGAACGCGATTATAGAAATGCGCAGCAGGGAGGGCAACCGAACCTTCAGTAACCAACAGAACATTGAAGGAAAATTGACCAGGACCCCCAGATATGATTAACTGCAACTGCCCGCTAGCGGTGGTTTGTAACTTTGAGAATAAACTCATTTCGGTCTTCTTACAGCGCCCTTTTCAACAATCATCACTTCAGATGTCTTAGCTTTAGTCTTTGGCACGAGAGCTTTCACGCTCTTGACAGAGATAGGAGCGGCCCCTTGTTTAGTTGTCTTAGTCTCAACACGTTTAACTGCATTATTAATCTTAGGAATTATCTCCGCAACCTTATCGATAACTATCTTAAATTGAGGTGGGAGAGGCAAAACAGCGGCGATTTCTTTAACAAAAGGCGTAACATTCGCAAGCGCGCTTAACATCGACTTAATAAAAGTACCAAAAGAATTATCCGAGGCTCTACCAAAACTGGGAGTTTTCAATTCAGCAATATTCAAGACATGTAGGAAAAAGGGATCTTTGGGTTCCATAGGCCTGCATTGCGCGATCTTAGAACTATTCATCTTAGGAACAAATTCCCAAGCCACGACAGATTTGAAAGTGAAGTTAACAGCGGGCTTGAGACCACTAAAGACGGTAAGGCCTAAGTTCATGCAAGAGGGATAAGTAACAGCCAAAGGTTGATTTGAATTTTCCATAGAGCAGGAAGCGCCCAAATTACTAGCATTGGCAAACTCCAGAAAATTGTCACCACGAGTTTCTTCTGAAACTTCAAGGGAGCCATCAGCTTTGTACTTATAAATCGAAAAAGTAGCTTTGTGTTCATCACGATCCCTATAAGTGAAAGGCAAATTTGGATCAGTATGCTTCAGAACACAGTAAGATCCATCAACAGCTTTATGGGTTGTAAATTGATTAGTAATACTGCTAACCTCATCAGCTGTAATTGGAATATAATCAAGACAACGGGGAAAAGACACAGGATTGACTGAATTAGATGTACTCGTAGCGTACACATGTTTGACATCCAAAGAAAGAGGCAAAGATGCTACAGTAACAGATCCAGTAGCATCAATTGGCGCAGCGTCACACACACCAGTGAGCGAGTTAGCAATCATTCTCCAAGCATATATCTGATTCTCTTTGAGGGGATCCACTCCAGAATAACCAGGTAACTGGTAAGACTGCCATGAAGTAAAAGCTCCATTCGCATCAGTAAAAATTCTAATAAAGGGAGCTTCAAAGAAAGGAGTGGTCAGGAAAACGATTCGATTACCCACGTCAGGTTGGACAGTGATTTGTTTCATACGCATTTCACGCATAACCAAGCATTTCTCACCGGTAGGGCAGACCATCATAGGAGCATCAAGAAATGATCCTGCGGTACCTGGTGAACAAACAAATTTGAGAAAATTTTTCTTCTTATCAGATAACGAACTGATAGTAGGATTTTCAGTAACTTTCATTGCAACGATACTCCCTAAGGAGCAGCACACCCCAGAAGGGAGGGTTTT